GCATTCGTATAAAGTATCCCTCATCAACATTAGTATTGATTGGTAAATTATTCCCATTGATTGGATTTGATGCTCCACTTGCAACGAATTCCATCCAATGCTCCAAAAATTTTAAAGTTTTATAGTTTTTATCAACATAAAATTCAAGAGTAATATCTTGATATACTCTACGATGTGCAAAATTTTCAGTAATTCCTATATAATTTCCAGAAATTTCTGCGTTAGAAAGTTGTGTTGTTGGAAGAACAGCACTATTGCATAAAAGACCGGCATCTTCTGCAATAAATCTTGAACTAATCCCGCGAGTTAATAGATATGAGTTTAATTGAGAAGGAAGACCACCAAATTTAACTTCATAATGAGAAGTTTGTGCAAGATTAGTAACTAATGGTTTAATATCTGATATTCTGCGTGGTATTGCCACTCTCTAAATACCTATTATGAGTTTCTTGTTGTAAGTATTTAGATGTCTTATAAGGGAAAATATAAACCATCCTTTCCAGAAAAGTATCGTGGTGATGTAACCAATATCATTTATAGATCATTATGGGAAAGAAAATTTATGGTTTATTGTGATACAAATGAAAGAATATTAGAATGGGCAAACGAAGAAAAATGCATCCCATATCGTTCACCTGTGGATGGTAAGATTCACCGTTACTTTCCGGACTTTCTCATTAAAGTCAAAGAATCAAATGGTTCAATCAAAAAGTATATGATTGAGATTAAACCATCAAAGCAAACTGTTCCTCCACAAAAACCTCAAAGACAGACAAAAAAATATATCAGTGAAGTTTATGAGTATGCCAAAAACCAATCAAAGTGGGAAGCAGCAAAAGATTGGTGTGCTGATCGTGGTTATGAGTTTAAGATTATTACAGAAAACGAACTTAACATCAAGTAATGGCACTCACAGGATACGAAAAACCACTTAAGGATTATACAAAAGAGCAGTTAGTTGAAATTGCAGAAACTCATAACATTTATTATACAACTGCAAGTGGTGTAGGAAAATTAAGTGGTTATCGTAGATTAACGAAGGATCAATTAATTAGTATTATTAAAAATGATCCTGATTATATTGCCGAAAATCCAAAGGCGCCAAGAAGAGTAGACGGTAAAAAACTTACCAATCGACTCAAAGATTTTAAAGAATCTCTTTTAGGGACAGAAAAACCAGAAAGATTAATGGATGAAATTTTAACAAGATTAAGTGGATCTGAAGTGGCATATCCTGCTCCAGGAAGATACTATACATACATCTATTATGCAAAAACACCTGGAATTATCTACGATAGACATCCATTAATTTTAGCGGGAGATATTTTACCAAGAGGATTTCGTGGATTCAATTATCATCTTGGAAAAATAAGACAGTATAATACTCAAGACGGTGATCGACTTTTAAGTGGATTATATGAATTAAGTCAACAAGAATTTGCAACTTTGAGATCAGTGCCTTATGGTAAATTAATTCAAAATTAACAATAAATAATTAAAAAACATAAATGGCGGAACAACTCCGATATCCGATTAAAAATATTGGTCCTCAAGACGATTATTTTAAGATTCAAGTTATTAAATATGAGGCACCTGATCTTAATTTGACAGGAGGTTTTGCATTAAGAACCACAGAAGAAGCATTGCAACAATCTGGAAGTATTAAAAGATCTTTAGTGGATATTATACTTCCAATGCCAGCAAATATTCAAGATAATAATGCTGCATCTTGGACTGAAGGAACAATGAATCCAATTACAGCTGGACTTGCTGCTGGTGCAAATGCTGCTGTCTTAAGTTCAAATGTAGCAGCATCACTTGGAGAATCTGTTAATAAATTGTTTAAAAATATAGGAGCTGTTGCCTCAACTGGGGAAGGACAACAAACAATAGCGGCAGGAACTGCAGCTGCTGCAATACAAGCAGCAACAGGACAAGGAGATATAAATTCAATCATATCCAGAGCACAAGGAGTAGTATTTAATCAAAACGTTGAAGTTCTGTTTAATGGAGTTCAAATGCGCCCAGCGTTTTCATTTTCTTTTGATTTAGTTCCCAGATCGGAAGAAGAATCATTAATGATTAAAAAAATCATCCGAACTTTTAAAATTAATATGACTCCACAAAAAGGAAATCCAAATACAAATGGAGGAGGTCTTTTTGTTAAAGCACCAAATATTTTTAAATTAGAATACATGAGTGGTGGAAAACACCATCCATTTTTACATCGTTTTAAACCATGTGCCTTAACGCAAATGAGTGTCAATTACAATGGATCAAATCAATACGCAACTTATCCCGATGCAACACCAGTTCATATGAACTTATCATTACAATTCCAAGAATTGTCACCAATTTATGCAGAAAATTATAGTACAGAAGAAGGTAAATATGGAGTTGGGTACTAATGTCATACTTTAGAGAACTGCCTAATCTAGAATATCAATCATTTTTGTCAGATCGAAAATCATCTGATGAATATCTTTTAGTAAAAAATCTTTTTCGCAGAGTTAAACTTCGTGACGATTTACAAAATGTTTTTACTATTTTTGACAAGTATCAAATTGTAGATGGTGCTCGTCCTGATACAGTTGCTCAAGAACTTTATGGTAGTGCTCAATATGATTGGGTTGTTTTAGTATCTGCTGGCATTACAAAAATTAGAGATCAATGGCCATTATCAGACAGACAACTTTATGATTATGCAGAAGAAATTTATGGAACAGAACTAAATGCAGTTCATCATTATGAAACTACAGAAATTAGAGATTCTCAAGATCGTTTAATTCTTCCTGGAGGTCAAGTTGTTGATGCTGCATTTAAGGTATCATATTGGGATAATGGTACACTATATACCAACGAAAATACGTTAGGTGAAAAAATTATCAGTATCCAAAATCCTATTGTAGGAATTAGTAATTATGAATATGAAGTTTTAAAAAATAATCAAAAAAGAACGATTTATGTATTAAAACCAATTTATTTACAACAAGTTTTGACTGATACCAGAAAAGCGATGACTTATGATAGATCATCTCAATATATCAATAATAAAGTAATTAAAACAGAAAATACAAGAAATACTCTACCATAGTAATTTTAAATTTTTATCAAATATCATCACATATCGGTGTTTGCGAGAGCGTTCTTTCCATTCTCCTGCAACACCTTTAATTTTGCCTCTAGAGTGTTTAGTTCCGTCTGCATAGTAGAAATCTTTCTTTGGGTCTGTGAGTCCACAATATTTAAAATTACAAGCGCGATAGATTGTACCAGTATGAAAATCGTTATCAGCGTAAGAGATGATTGCTTTGACTTGAGTATCCTTTCGTAACTGTTTAATCGCTCTTGAAACGAACCAAGAAGTGATATTATACTCTGTTTGTTGGGTGTCAGGATGTATGCAAAGTCGTGAAAGTTCAAAGAGTCCTTCTTGCTCATTTCGTTCTAATCCAAATGCTCCTTGTGCGACTTCGGGAACAGGGAGTCCAGTGAACACACAGACTCCCTGAATACCACCAATATTCAATGGGCAAAAGTCATTATTCTTATAAAGACCATAATTATACCCAGATTTAAAACTTTTTGAGAAGTCCTTAAGATAATGAAACCGCAGAAGTAACTCTGCGGATTCGGATTTACTTACACGTTCAATGGTGTAATCAGACTTCACTCTTCTGCCAAGCGGGCAAAGTAGGACAGGGCATCATCATCCTCATCTTCCTCAACCGCAGCAGCACTACGGGTGGGTTTCAGAGAAGACAGTTCCTCACGAAGATCCTCAGTCAGTTCTTTCACAGGACCACGAGAATACTCTTCCTCTTCGGCAACTTCCTCATCCACACGACGAGAACCTTTGGTGCCAAGAACATAGTCAAGACGCTTCTTCAGTTCATCATAGGTCTTGAACTGGTCAGCAGCAACGAGTTCGGCAAGCGAATATTGCTTCTTCCAAACTGCTTCCATAGCATCATCATCATCCAGAAGAGGAGCAGGAGCAGCAAACTCACTAGAATCATAGTTGCGATAACCAGCAACGTTCTTTGCTTTCAGTTTGAAGTTAGCACCTTTCCAAAAATCAAATGGATCAATCGCTTCCTCATCTTCAAACTCAGGTTGCATTGCAGCGGTGAGTTTATCGAAAATTTTCTTACCGAATTTATACAGGAAAACCTTACCTTCGTTTTGAGGATTTGCAGGATCCTTTACCACATAAATGTTTGCAGCATAAGTCAGTTTGCGCTTCTGCTTACGAGCAATTTCTTTACCAGCATCGGTGCCGTTGTTCCAGAGTTCGGAGTTCAGTTCCGACACAGGATCTTTCTGACCCAGAGTTGTGAGACTGTTCTCAATATACCAACCACCAGGACCTTGGAATGCGTGACTGTAGAGTTTTACGAACGGAAGGTCCTCACCGTTTGGAGCAGGGAGGAAACGGATCACGGCATAACCATTGCCGCTCTTATCTACATCCAGTTTCCACAGACGGTCATCACTAGAACCGCTGCTTGTATTCATTTTTTCAACTTCTTTAACCAGTTTAGCAGTAAGATTACCGAGTTTGGATTGTTTTTTAAGGTCTTGGAATGACATTTGGATTACCTCAGATTAATTAGATTCGGGGGATTACTTAGATATTATAACAAAAATTACCTCAACGGTCAATATATTGCTTGAGAGATTCGATTGTTTTGTTCATACTACTGAATAATATATTCATGTCAGTATCTGGCGGGAATCCCATCAGAGCAACTGATTTTCGTAGGTTCTCTTTCATCTCAACCGCTTCTGGATCGTCAGAAAGAGATAACCTAGTATACATTACTCTCTGTTTATCTAACAGGAGTTCTAGTTTTTCAATGTGTTCCAGTTTAGTATCACGGGACATTCCACCAAAAGTAAGAATACTTCCGTATATCTCCTCTTGCAACTTATTGATTTCTTTCAGTTCTTCTTGAATAATATCAGAATCAAAAAAGTTACTCATCTATAATTTCCCGTAAAATACGCTTAAACTGGAATACGTCAATATTTAGAAAAGGATTGTACTTGTTAATTTTCAAACTGACGGTTTCCCACACTGGGTCCAAAAGTTTCTTATCAAACTTCTTCCCGAACAGGAATATTTTATCATATATGACTAGGGTTTCAATACAAATCTTCCCGCTTAGAAATCTTTTGAGGACTATAGGGTGTCCTTTGGAACAGTTGAAAGCATCTTCTAATTTTGTCTGCGAGAACAATTCTTCCGATTGTTCTTTGAACAAGTAGGTCAAACTCTGCTGTCGTTTCATCCACTCTGTGTATGTTCTTTCTCCAGAGTTTATAATTTGACCAATCCATAAATTACTAGGAGAATCTGTTTCTACAAAATTTGATACTAAAAAATCTACGACTTCTTTATCAGAATATTTGCGACTCGTCTTCTCAAACCAATATTTATCGGTCCTTTTATTAAAAGATGTTACACTGGCACGGGTCTTTGCGCCATATTTAAAAAAGTCGTATTTTGGATTTGTGAAATGATTTTTGAGTGACAGATAATGTTGATAAGTTTCAAAAGGAGTCACAATCATAAAGGCAATTTGGCGCGTGATGTCCGCTTCATAAAGTTAAGACGAGTTGCGTCCCACTTTAGTTTCTCTTTCAAAGGTTTTGAAATGAGTTTCGTCACCGATTCTACTTCAAGAGAATTAAGTTCGCAATAGTGGCAAATTGCATCAATGTAATTAAAGTTTTCAGTTGCAACAATATGTTCAATCTCAAGAGCAAACTTGGAAGGTGTTAGAAACTTACTTTCGATTACTTGTTCTAATTCTTTATTTGGTTCCATAGAGTTCCAGTTTATCTCTAACAAACTTTCTAATGTATTCGGTAAGCAATTTGAGGTATTTTGCTTTGTCTCTTTCTTCATAAACGACGCATTCTCCATTTTCACAAGCCATGATGATTACAAGTTTTTTGATAGGTATATCGGTGAGTTCATAAAACATTGCACCGTATGCCATACATTGAACAAAATAATGTTCAATCCACTCTCGTGGTTTTGGTTTTTTAGATGTTTTGAAGTCGATTATTGCTAACTCGCCGTCATATTCGGCAATACAGTCAACTGTCCCAGCAATACCCAGTTGCTTACTATATAGGGACCCTTCAAGGGCGTAAATATTATTTATACGATTTAAATCTGATTTTGCAATTTTAAAAAGAAAATCGGAAATTGGTTGAACTCCTGGTAGTTTCTCATTTTTAAGGTGATGTTCAACCAGAAGATGCATATCAGTTCCACGACTTGTTGCCGCTTTAGTGATTTTTTCTGCTTCTTCTTCACCTACCTTCTTACGCCAGTTAACAAAGATTTCCTTGTTAAAATGACTGGTCACCGAAGTAATGGAAACCAGTCGGATAAGTTTTTCTTCATCTTCAATCTTATAGTATCTTACACCGTCGATTGTTTCACGCTCCAACTGAGGGAGTTCAATATCAACATGATTAAACATTAAAAACCTGCTTCCATTTTCGCAATGATGTATTCTTTAACAAGTCCAGAACGAACAATATCGTCTACACCAAACTCAATTATATCAAATGATGGCATTTTACGCAAGACCGACATAAAATCTACAATACCATTACGCTCATTTGTTTTCTGTAGATCTGACTGAGAAGCATCACCACAGAAACAAATTCTTGTATTCTCACCTACACGAGTAATGATAGAATCCAATTCATGAAAATTCAAGTTTTGAAATTCATCTACAATTACAATCGCATTGTCAAGAGTTGTTCCACGAAGAAAAGAAGTGCTCCAGAACTTAATGGTTTCCTGTGCTTTAAGATTACCATAAAGCATCTCAAATTCAGCATCACTTGAGAGTTGGAACATATACTTCACCATATTCTTATAAGGAATCTGGTAAATATCTGCCTTGTCATCGTGTGTTCCAGGAAGGAATCCGATCTCACGAGTAGCAACTAATGAACGAACCAGATAGATCTTCTCATAAGGAGTTCTCTCATCAAGAACATCTCTCAGAGCATTGTAAAGTGTGATAAAGGTATTATGCGTGATTATATAATCATCAGTGATATAAAGATGTTTTTCATCCTCAATCATAATACATTGTGCGTCTTCTTCTCCAACATAATTTACATTTTTAATTTTTCTTCTATATTGAAGTTTATCATAAGTTTCTCTACAGAGGTCTTTTTTTCTTTGTAAAGTAAATAATTCTTTTGGATTTCTAACGGTAATCCAAACATTATACGATCTTTTACCTGTTTTTTTAATTCCATCATAAGTATATGTTGGAATTCTAGAGGTAATTTTACAAATTCCACCAAGAGACCAAATAATTTCTTGAACTTGTTTTGCTAAAATTTCACTCGTTGTTGAAAATGAAACTGTCCCATTTCTATAATCAACAGTTCCATCAGTATCCATC